ATTGAATGCAAACCACTCAACTTCTCTTGCCACTTTTTCCATAGCTTTTTCAAGCTGTAATGCAAATTCATCATTTATTGGGTTTCCACCAAATAATGCTAATTCGTTTGCTGCTGTAACAGTTCCATCACCATCTGATTGATTGATAATGTCTGCTGACAAAGCAAAAGGATTTTGATTACCTGTGGATGCTAAAGCTGTATAAGTCATTTGTACACCTTTATGGAAAATCTGAGTTACATAAGTATATGCAGCTCTATCTCTTCCTAAATATTCTGTAGGTGATGCACCCTCTTGTCCCTTTGTAGGCTCTGTAGAAATGGTTGCATTATCTTCTACTTGGACTTGCCAAAATGTAGAGTTTAATACTTTACCACCATTCAAACCACCGACTGCTGACAATAGAGGTGTTCTTTGACCACCAACTTTAAACAATTCCCCACTAAAGTTATTGATATTTTGCGCATATATTGTATCGTTTGTTAACGAAATACTTGCCATTTTAATCTTCTCCTATAAGTTAATTGTCTAATTGTTGTTAGAAGAAGTTTAGAAATTACTGTTTAGAGTTTTTCTTAGCTTCCTCTATGACAGATAACTTAGCAGCGATTGAGTCACGCACATTTCCTGATTTTTCTATTTCTCGAACCTGACCAACTACATCAGTGTTGTATGTATCTACAACCGAGGAGTTTGCTTGTATGTTATTTAAGCGTTCTTGACTTTGTTCTGTACTTTGCACAGCTTCTTGTAATCTGTCTTGTTGCCCAAATTCAACTCCAAACTCTTCTGATGCGTATGCCTGGATTCCTTCCACAGTCATATCACCTTCGTACATCATCTCTACTGCCTTGCCGACACCTGTTGAGGTATCTAACCCTGCTGATTGAAATACTTGTTTTCTTTCTTTAGCTTCAAATTCTGCAATTTTACCTTCGTAGACTTCGAGTTTTTCTCTCATCTCTTTCCAGTTTTTATCGCTATCTTTAGCTTGTTCTTCTGAGTTATTAAGCTCTTCTGTCATTATTCTTTTGTCCTTACTTCATACATTTTTTTTCCAAGAGGTGTACGAGTAACCTCTGAGTGTTTCCACCCATTTTTTATACTCTACTGTTTTTATTTGACAGGTCTTGTCAGTAGGCATCAAGACCGATTACAAAGTCTAGGTCTAGTTTTTATTTCGGACCTTAGTACAAAATAGCTAAGGCTATTATATCATATAGTTTTTAAATGCAAGTTGTTTAAACAAGTAGTTAAGCCTCTTCTAAACCTACTACTTCTCCTGCTCTTGTTTGTGCTGCCCCTAATACAGGTGCAGATTCTGTCACTGCTCTAGCTTCTATGCTCTTAATAAGATTAATATCTTCTACACTAAGACCACCTAAACCTCTAGCAATTTGTTCTTCTGTTGGTGCTGCAATACCTGCTGCTGCTGCAGTTGCTTGTAATCCTGTAGCAACTTGTGCAGTCTGAGTAAACAATCTTCTTGCTTCTGCTTGTGAAACACCTTCCTGAACAAATCTTTGTGCTGCTGTTATACCTACACCAACACCTGCTACCTCAGCTTCTGCTGCTATTTGTGATACTAAAACTTGATTTTGTAACACTGCTTCTGATAATTCAGGTGATATAAACATTCCAAATATAGCTTCATCAGATAAATTAAGACCAAAGTTTTCTCTATATACTTGTTGTACTTGAGGAATATTATTAAATACTTGGTTATATCCTATTGACAATCTTTCTTCAAACTCTTTAGCACTGACATCTCCAGCAATAGCTTCTGCAATATCTGAAGAAAATACATCAGGATTTAAATTAAATGTTCTCAATGCATCTTGCATCCTATCTACAGTTTCAATGTATTGAGTCTCAGTCATTCTTAGAGAACCATCATCTCTTGATATACCAGGAAAAGCAGCTCTAAAATCATCTGTAGCTCTTGCTTGTGCCAAAGCTATATTAAGTTCTCCTGTCTCTGTCCAAGTATTAACAATAACTTCAACTACTGATGAAGGTAGATAAGGATATAAATTTTTTGTTTCTTCTAATGTAGGGATGTAATCTCCTTCTTCTTGTGTAAATACTGGTTCTCCTGCAGTCGGAGAATCGTACACACCTTTACTACCTTGGTTTCTTAAAAACTCATCTATTAAACTTTGTACTTTACCTTCTGCATTTGTAAGGTTTGTAAGTGCTGCTGAACCACCACTAATTCCTGAACCATCTGCTAATAAAACTGGGTTTGTAGAATATCCTTGGTTATTTATCAAATCAATAGCCATATCCTCTTTGTTTGCGTAACCTTCTTGTTTAGCTAATTCATCTGAAATAGATTCTCCACCTGGGCTATCGTTTCTGTATAATCTTATTTCTGACATTAAAATACTCCTGATACTGCTTGTGGTAATGCTCTAGTTAATTGGTCCAAGAAATCATTTTTAACTCCTGGTGCATCTATGTAACTTTTTCTAACAAGTTTATCAAACTCGTTATAATCCCCTTTAGATTCAATTATTAAATCATTTACTTTTTCTTGGTCCTTAACACTTAACTGACCTGTCATTCCTGTACCACCAGTTCCAAATATTATTTTAGATGCTCTGCTTGTAAAGTAACTATTCCATACACCATACTTAGAACCAGCAAAAGATGGATATAAAGTATCATGTATTTTTTGTAAATCTTCATCTACAACATCTCCTTGACCATTCCTAATTAATCCTGCAAACTGTAACAAAGTACCAGTACCTTTGTATCTTTCTAATGCATCAGCACCAAGGTAACTAATTACCTTTTGTTCTGCTGCAAGTAATCCATCTGTTGTATCAAACTGTCCTACAAATCCTCTAAGCTCTTCAGGTAACATTTGTTCTCCACCAACTATTTGTAGTAATGCATTATCTCTTATGTAATCAATGTAGGTATCTACTTCTTCTTTAGTGTATTTTTGACTTGTAACTCCAAAGGCTAATACTTTTGCTAATGCGCTTGTATCACCTTTTACTTTTTTATCAAACAATGTTTTTTGTATAGATGAAATATTATTCTTTGTTTTTTCAGCAACTCCATCAGGACTAGCATAATATTCTACTAAGAAACTTCTTTCTTCAGGAGTTGTGCTTTTGTACCAGTTAGTATCTTCTAAATCAGATTCTGATACAGGAACACCAGTCAATACTGCAGCTAAAAATTGTAGCTGTACATCCTGGTCTAATAACCAAGACATACCTTTTTCTTTAGACCTTTCATCTAATTGTGCCTCAGCTACATCCATAATGCTTCTGTATTCTTGTGGGTCTTGACCTGCTGTTCTTGTTTGTATTTCTGATACTAATAAATCTTCGTGACCTCTAAATACATATCCATACTTTGCAGCAAACTGTTCTTCTGATAGTTCTTCAGGAACTGTGCCTTCTCTTAAAAAGTTTAAAGAATCTACTTTTGCAAGTATAGGAAAATCTCCCAATGCTTCATCTGTGTCAAAAAACACTGCATACACTACACCATTTATTTCGATAATATCTTCAGGTTGGAATGCAAAATTACTTGTTAGCATTTTCTACCTTTGATAATTGTCTTAATAATGCAAAGTAATTTTTTGCAGGTGTTGGTCTTTGTGGAAAGAAACTATTAGGGGCATCTTTTACTGGTTCTTTATTTTCTTCAACTTTCATCGAGTCCTCTTCTGCTTGTTTAAACAAGGAGGTATCATCCTTTATTTTCTGCTTACTAGCAAAATAGTCTGATACATCACCTTCTATTTTACCTTTTAATTGTTGTGCATCCTCATTTTCGCTGTCATTATATTTATCTACTGTCATTGAATACATATTAGAAAGTATTTTCATTGGTTCATCTGTATCTAATTCTTTAGCTTTATTGTCATAAACTAACTTAAATAATTCTGCTTGTGTTTTTAAATCTGTTTTTGCCATAAATGTTTTAGCTTTAGCTTGGGCTTCATCACTAAAATCTCTTACATCTGTATCATCCTCACCAACAATATTTGTTTCCAGTTGTTTTATTTGTTCTTTTGTAAATAAACCTTCTACATCAATTCCTGAATCTTTCATTACTTTGTAGTAAAATGCAGGTTCTGAGTCTACATTGATTTGAAATACACCATACGAAGGTGATAATTTATCAGCAGCTTCGTGTACAAAAGGAACACCATCTACTCTTGATTCATAAGCAGCTATAGGCACAACTAACTCTATAACTTGTTGTGGTACACCTACACTTGCTAATGCCTCTATAACTTGTTCTGCTGAATAATTTTCTTCCATTATGTATTTTCTTTCATAAACTCTATTTGACCCATAGCTGATTCAAACAAATTAGTTGTATATCTTAAATTATTTAAATCTTGCTGTCCTTGTATTTGATTGGCTTTTATCTTTTCTAATTGTTCTGTAACAATTTCTTGTGCAGATGCTAATTCAGGTCTTATACCTTTTTGTCCAGTAAGAGATTCGTAAGAAGGAATAACCAAAGGTAAATTACTACCTTTTAGAAACCTGGCATACTCTCCTTCACCTATGCTTCTTGCATCTCTAAAACTTGCACCTCTAATTATGTCACTATCAGTTACTGCAGACCTGTTGTATTCATCTAATAGAGTTGCTTCTTTTTGTAACGCATTTGTAACAACATAGGCATAATCTGTGTAATCTTTTGCACTTAATGTAATACCTAATGAAGCTGCACCAGCATCTAATATTTGTTGTATTTGTGCTGGTGTGGCATTTACAGGTTCTTGACCATACTTACCATCTCTTAATAATTTTACAAAACCTTCTACTTCTTGGTTGTTTTCAGAAACTTCTTTAAGTGTTGTTTCCCATCCTTGTAAACCATTAGCAGTATCTATTTCCCATTGACCAGTGTCTGTAGCTCTTGAAAATATAAGTGCCATGAAGTTTGCTTCTCTTGATGTCCATTGACCATACTCTGTAACTGGTGGTGCATCCATACCAGCAGCTTCCATTTGTTTTTGTAGTCTAAAGATGTCATCGGCTTCTAGCTCAAATTCAAACATTGAGTATTCTTCACCCTTGAAGAAAGGTGCTTCTACCATTTCACCTTTACTGTTTTCAATCATTCCTTGATTGTCTGTTTTAAAACCCCATGCTGGTGCAGATGTTCTTAAAGGACCACCTGATGCATCTACTATCTGTACACCTTCTGTAGCTTCTGCTGCTGCTGCTCTTTCTTCAGCTTCTTTATTTTCTTTATCTATTTTTTTAAAATCTAATTTTTCTACAACATCTGCAAAGTCAATAACATTGATAGCTTCAACACCATTTGAAGCTAGATTAATATTACCTTCAGAAGTTCTATTTTTGTCAAACTCTACAACTACTGTAGTTTTTGTTGTTCCTTCACCAAACTCAAGAGATTGAACAGCTTTATTGTCCTGTAAATGTCTTGATACATCTACAAGCAAAGATACTAATTGTTCTTGTGAATCTGCAGGTGGGTTATTTACTATATTTTTAAATCTATCATTAAATTCTCTAGGTATATGTTTAACATAAGAACTACCTGTCATAATGTCACCTAATGTAAAAAACTTTTGTTGAATTATTCTATTACTAGTTCCTATACCTCTAGCAACTCCAATACCTACTGGTTTTACTCTTTCGCTGATTGTAAAATAAAATAAAGGTGCATTGATTGTTTGTTGTATTACATCAAGCATAGATGAGAACACTACAGGAGGTTCTTCAATAGAAACTTCATTAGGTTGTGTAACTTGTTCTTCCTCAGTAAGTTCTTCTAAATCTTGTAAATCGTTATCTTCGCTCATTAATCCCTGCTGTTTGCACTGTTATTTGGACTTAACTCATAGAATAGCACCTCATTAGCTAATTGTGCGAAGTTAGTGCCTTGGCTTTCTTCTATCAAGTCTGTCCAAATTTGTGTCATTATCTCTCTTGCTCTTACTGGACCTTCACTAGTACCATTTAAAGTTCTAGCTCTTTTTGTGGGTTTGACAATATTTAGAGTCAATCCTTTGTAAGTGTATGTCCCACCTTTTAATAATACATCAATTATTTCATCTCTTCTATCTAAATACTGTTCAATATATTGCCACTCAGGACTATTAGCTGTTTGTTCATAATCAGTCCATCTTCTTAATTCTTGCATAAGTTCAATGGTTGATGCTGTTCTAGGCTTACCTGCATAGTTAAATATATCAATACCATATTCATCATCGAGTTTATTTTTAAGGTCTGAGAATCTTCTTTCTTGTTCTCCAGGGCTTAGGTTTTCTTCTCTAATATCTTCTTTGCCTTTTTCATATTCAAATATTGCTTGTGAGTGTCTCATGTAGTTTGCTCTTTGTTGTGGTGTTAAATCAATACTTGTTAACTCAAAATAAGCAGGATAGAATAATTCATCTTCAATCTTGTCAGGGAATATGTAATATGCTGTGTTAGGTAAAGCATTAGCATCTAATAGTTTTTTGTTCTCAGGTTTTATCCAATAAAAGAAAGAGTTTTCTTTCAGTGGTTTTCTACCAGTCTTATAAGATTTAGCTTGTTTTAAAGGTATAGGATTTATTCCAAACTTTTCTATAAAATCTTGTTGTGTTTGAAAATGGTCATAACCATTCTTTATAAGTATCTCCTGGTATTTATTAACTAAGGTTTGTACACCATACCAAGTGCCATTCTTATCTTCTACTTCTATTCTTGGTACTACAGCAGTTGGTAATGCAAACTGTGCTAATCCTCTGAATATATAAATACTTCTTGCTTGTTTTCCTGCTTGGTCTAAGTATTTTTGTACAGACATTGGGTCTGATTGGTCAACTAAACCTGCTAATACATACGCTGTGTATATATCTCCCATTGTTGTTGCATATCCACGCTTTGTTGTCTCATCTCCTGCATCTAAAGCAGAGAAGAATTTTTTTAGATAAGCAGGACCTTGTTCAAGTATTGAACCAGCACCAGCATTTTCAAACTCACCAAGTACAGTCTTTCTAAGTAACTTAGGACTTCCTAGTTTATTCATAATAAATTTCATTGGAATAGTTACTACTGGTCCAAAACCTGGTGCAAAACCATTTTGTGCAACTAAGTTAAGACCTGTAGCAAAACCAGGTGCAGTAGCTCTAACACCTTGGTCTGTTAAATCTTGACCAAACACTGTTGATTGATATGGTGCAGTAATTTTATCTGATAATACATCTTTACTGCTTGACATTTCTACTGCATATCCTAATCCTGGTATAGCACCTAAAGATAACACATTGAATACATCAACATAGTTAAATACTTGTTTTCCTGTATTTGGGTCTTTACTAAAAAATCCATTTTCACTATCCCATGGTTTAGCTTCTTGTCCATTGTCTATAGCTATTCTTGCTCTGTTAAATTTTTGTGGATTATCTACAATCAACTTGCCCCATGATTGTGCAACCTCAGCCCATATCTCAGGGAATGGTATATATTTAGAAAACAAGTCAGAAGCAACATGTCGTTTAGATAAAGAATAAAATAATGTTTGTACTTGCTGTAATGCAGAGTGTTTAAGTAATGTTTCTGCTTGTGCAACAGAAGTAATTGTATTTTCTAAAGCAGGTTGTTTTGCTGCAGCAGTTAAATCATCCCAAAGTTTATTACCATCAACCCATACTTTTGCACCTTTCATAAACTCATCTTTTGCTTCTTGGGTCATATAAGGCAATATTTCTATAGCAGCTTCATAAAATGCATATCTAAACAAAGGGTCTCTGTTAAGTCGATTAGATGGTTTGGATATAAGATTGTTATATGTTCTTTCCATAAGTTTTTGATATGTTGAGTATTTGTTATCAAAGTCTATATCATCTGTAAAACCAGCAGCTCTTATTTCATCACCACTAATTATTGTTCCTGCTTCAGATACTCTGTTATTTAAATCAAACTTTCTTGGTATTTGTTTTGGTCCTAAATCTGCAGCATCTACTTCATCTTTAAATATTCTTATAAACTCTTTATAAAACTTTTGATTAGCTTGTCCTCTTTCCTTAAACTTCATAGTGTTGATATGTTGTTTATATCTAGCCCAATCTTTACCATCTATAACACCACCATTTTTTATAAACTGAAATAATTTAGTGTTAGCACCTACAGATAAATCGACTGTGAATTTTGGATATGTTTTTTTACCTTTGTTATAAAATACTTTTGTTGCTAGTTCTGCAGACATTTCTCTACCAGTAACTGGGTCTAATATTTTTGCAGTAGGATTACCAGTTGCCTTTCCTATTCTGTAAGCGATAGATTCTAAGTATTCTTTTAACGCACCTTTATCAGTAAGGTATCTTTTATCTTCAGGGTTGTAACTTCTTTTAACAAACTCTTCTAATCTATCTCTCGCTGTTCCTGGTCTCTGTAAAATATCCAATGCACCATCAACACCAAAGTTTGCAACTAATACAGTATTGTAATCTTGAGAAAGTATCTCTCCTATTTCCCCCCATAGTCCTTCCCAGTATCTTGGATTGATTACACCATCTGCTTGTCTTTTGTCTGTCATAACATATAGGTTCTCAGATAAATCTTTTCTACCATCTAAAAGACCTCTTGTTATAGCAGTTTCGCTTTGAGATACTAGATACGCTTCATCTGTTGAAAACAAACTACCACTAGGCATACCTTGCGCTGCACCTTTAACATCTTCAACTTTAAGTGACAATGCATCAAAGTTTGATTTATACATAGCTTCCATAGTTGTTTTGTTTAAAACAGCATCAATATTTATATTGGCTGCACCTCCTGCAGGTGCTTCGTAGATAGGTAACATACCAAAATCATCAATGGCTTTCCCATAACCTGCTTGTGTAGCTAGTTCTTTATTTGCTACATATACTGATTCCTGGAAACTTTGCGCACCTAAATACACTGCGTTGTCTATTGCATTTTGTCCTCTTAGTCCTATAGCTACATCAATCATATAGTTACCTTCTGAGTCAATGTATGTTCCTAATACATGGTCTTTTTTAGAAAGTAAAGCTATAGAGTCATCATCAAAAAATATGTTGTCTAATTGTGTGTTGATATAATCAGCAGAACTTAACCCTGCTAATTGTGCTTTAGATTCTATGTCATCTAAGTTTCCAAGATTGTATTCTTTATTTTTATAAGCAGATACGAATACATCTGCATCTGATGGTTTTCTTACTTGTAAATCAAAAAATTGTCTTTCATCTAAATCTGCACTAAATCCACCAGCTTTTAAGAATGCCTCACCCATAGATTCGTAAGTGTTGCCATCATATCCAACAATGTTACCTTTAGAAGTAGCTTTAATTTTTTTTGAAGTTGTTTTAAATGCACTTTCAGGTAATGCCTCTGTAACTAAGTTTTTAACATTGTATCCATTCAAAGCAGCTTCAATAATGTAATCTGAAGGTTCTCCTGCGTAGTTTACTTCTAATAAATTATGTTTAATTAAATTTTGTATTTTTGGATAATCTATAGCTTTAAAATCATCTAATGATTTTTCATCTATAAGATTTTTAAGCATTGTTACATCATCAGGTGACATCCTAGAAGAAAATACTATTTCTCCTAAATTATTGTACGCAGACAAGACTTCGTTTTCTCTTACTTGTTGTCCAAGATAACCTAATGATTTATTACTAAGTAATGCTGCTCGTTTGAATGGTGTAGTAAAAATATTGACTGTACCACCAAATGCTGCTCTTAATGCTTCTTCAGGTGCAATACGAAGTTTTAAAGCATATCTAAACATCCATGCAGGTTTCAATATATTGTTTTGTAAATCATCCAACATAGAATCTATTGGTCCTTTTGGCTTTAAAGATAATTTATTAGCTTTTGCATTCTGTACTAATGCTTTTCTAGGTATCTTAAGAAAATCAGTCCAACCATAATCTGATTCATTTAGTAAATCTTTTGGTTTATTTACCCATGCTCTTAGTAAAGAATCTTCAGGTCCTATCAAACTTTGATGCGCTCTTGTAGCTCTTACTACATCTCTTGGGTCTAATAAAGAAGCTGTAAAAGAATCAGATGCTTGTGTTAATAAATGCATAGATGGTACAGCTTCAAAGACTACTCTTTGTAAATCTTTTTCATCTACTTTTACACCAGTAGCTTCAAAGTGTGCTTGTGCATCGGTAATAAGTTGGTCAAATTTCTTTTTGATTTTTGCACCATTAAAAGCAAGTGACTTACCATAAGTGTTATCAAAGAAAGACCTAAGTTCATTAAGTTCAGCTACATAAGCCTCTTGTTGTGTTAACAAATCTTCTACATCTATTTTTAATTTAGGATTTTCTTTTACTACAGATTTTGCTATAGCTTGATTTATTCTGTGTGTTATTTCATTTAACTCATCTTGATTTTCTGCTGCTAATACTTCTCTAACAAATCTTCCTCTTGTTTGAGTATTTGCAAATGATAGTTTTAACATATCATCTGCATTGTTTGCTGCAGCACCCAAATCTCCTATTACCATAACTGTTTCAGGTCTAAGTTGCATAGCTCTTTGTACATGTCTTGGTAATATAGCTTTACTTAACTGTGTACCAACACCAAGAAGTTTTCTTGTCGGATTAAAAGAATCTCTAGTTATTAATGCACCAGTTAGCTTTCTAAGTGGTGCAACATCTGTAGCTTGTCCTGTCATTAGTTTGCCCATGTAGTTAAACAATTCACCAGTAACTGTAGGTTTTGCAGGTAAAACATCTAATCCGAAATTTATATTATCTAATGTAAGATTTCTTATCCTATCAAGCTCTGCAGTCTTTTTAGGTAATTTAGTTTTTAAAATATTAAAAACATCATCAAAGTTTTTTTGTGTTAAGTTACCACCTTTAGCAACCATTTCTAGTATATTCCATACATCATCTGCATTATCTACTTGTAGTATCACTTCTTTGAATGATGGATGTATATTTTTAAACTCAGGTATATCGTTAAGAAATGACATACCTTCATCTCCTTTTAAATCTGCTAGTGCTTGACCAAACTTTTGTCCCCAGCCTGTTTTTCTTACATCATCTATTGTTCTTCCATAAAATGCAAGTCTTGCTTTTTTACCTTTTTCTCCTAATTTAAAAGTATTAGCAAGTGTCTTTATTGTAAGTGATGCACCATCTTTAGCAAGTTTTACTTGTTGACCAGATTGAACCATACCTCTCATGGCTGTTTTTACACCAGCACCATAAGCTAACGCTAAGTTAGTAGGGTCTGCTGCTAATCTAAAAACACCATCAATTATTCCTGATAATACATTGTATCCCATAGAACCTGGTTCTTGAACTTGTGCTGCTACAACACGACCAGGAGATATATTTATTTTTTCTCCTGACTTAGTTGTGTATTTATATCTATCTTCTCTTAAATCAAATAACTGAGTTATTGGTAAACCATAAACATCTCTTGCTTTAGCCATAGCTTCGTTAGTAGGTGTACCTCTTCTTAATTCATCTAAATACACTTGAGTTTGTTTTAAGTCAACTGACCTAGGTATAAATCCTGTGCCTAAGTTTATTGGATTACCTTTTCTCTTTTCATCAAGATACATTTGATATTCTGTAGGTCCATACTTTTGTTTTGCATTTTGAAAAGCAGCACCAACTCCAGGACCAAGCACTGAGTCTAAGTAGTTAGCTGTATATGTATCTTTATAAGATGCTCTACCTGTAAGTAAACTTCCTAATCCACCGACTGCAGCTTGTGCAACTGTTAATGGAACTGACCTACCTGTTTCTTGTGCTGCAACTACTGCAGACTTAAATCCTCTTGATACTGGTTGAAATGCTGCATCAAGCAACAACATACCTTGTTGAAACTTTCTTTTACCCCAAGAAACATTTGTAACTATATCTTGTGTATTTTTTTGTACAATTTTTTCTTGTAATCTGTTTGCTAACTGTAAAGCTAAATCATCTTCTGCTTCAAGTCCTGATAAACCTGCATATACAAGCAACTCATTTGGCATATTAGGATATGCTGTAGCTAGATTAACTATTCTTTGTGCAAGTTCAGGATTTGAGTCTCTAGCACCTTGATTGTAGCTATCTATCGAAACTCTAGTTTTATTAGCTGATTCGGCTACTAAATCATATAAAGATATGCTTGTACCATAATTACGCATATCTGCTTTCCGAATCTGTCAATCTAGTATTTTGTCTTGGATTTTCTACCATAGGTGTAGCATTTTTTTGCTCAAACAAATCTATGAGTAATGGGTCTCTTCCAAATCTTTCAATAAGTCCTGCTAAATATGCATTTAAATCTCCAGCAGGTCTTTGTTTTGTAGGACCAGGACCAGCACCTTGTGATATACCAGCAGTATTTGGTTCTGCAGGATTTCTTGTTGCTGAACCTAAAGCTATAGGATTTACAGCACTAACACCTAATGGTCCTGATTCTGCTTCTACAATCTCTGTAGATTCACCTTCTAGTCCACCAGCTAAGGAATTTACTAATTTTGATGAACCTGTAGAATCTCCTTCTTTCCTAGGTATATATAAATCTTGAAAAGCTGGGTCTTGAGCATCTGTAGCTTCTTGTGCCATTTTTAAAGTTGCAGGTTTTCTTACCATCTTCCCTCTTCACCTTCCTGTAAAAATCTACTTAAATTATTTAAGAATTTAAGAACCTCATCGTTTTGAGGTCTACCATCTTCTATAACAAAATCTATTCTTAGATGTACACCAGCTATTGGTGTTGGCAACCAATACTGCATAACAGGAGGAGTAAACTCTTCCATTTCTGCATCTTGTATCTGAAACTCTCTTCCAAAATCAAAGTTCCAATCATCTTGATTTATAATGTCATAAAACTTTTCGTTTGTTTCTTGCATTGGGTCAAATTCAGACATTATCCTCCTTGTTGTGCTACTTGTTGTAAAACTTGTGCTAATCCTGGAGGAGGTCCTTGAGGTCCTGCTGCTTGTTGTTGTGGTGCAGCTATAAGTTGTTCCTCTTCTTCAGAAACTTCCTCACCTTCAGGAGTATAATATTTATCCAAAATATCAGACATCTTTTGAGGATTCTTTCTAATGTCTATAGCAGCCATAGTTGCTTTAGGATTACCTTGTGCAGCTTGTGCCATAAGACTTTCAAACAACACTGTTTCTGCTCTTTCTGCAGATATACGATTTTGTATCTTAGTAATGTTGTCTAATCCATCCATATTTTCTTGTAATGTCTGTGTATCTATGATGCCTTGTTGTTTTAATTGCAACCCTGTAATTATTTTTTGTGGCTCATCAAAACCAGCCATAACACCATAAACTCTTCTTGTTTCATAAACTTCTGATATATCAGATGATGGTGTATAAGATTCTTTGTAAGCTGTTCCTTTGTGCATACCAGCAATAGGCTTTCTTGTAGAACCAAACATAGTTTCATCATATTCAAGTCTTTTAGCATCTATTTGTTCTAATGCTTCTTTCAATACTGTTTGATATTCTCTAACATGCAGAGAAGCTGATTGTCCTAGTTCTTCTAATCCTCTACCTGTTACAAATGCATTTGGTGATTGACCATCATCAGATACTGGATATGCAGCACCTAATCTAAGGTGTCTTTCTAACCTATCTACTTGTTGAAATAATTGATAAGGTAGATTGTTTACTGGTTTAGATACAGATGAACCAGGCGCAAGGTAGTTAACAGCAAACCTACCTTTTCTATATTTGCCTGACTCTATTTCACCTACAATATTTGTTTCTGTAAATACTGCATCCTCCATAGCAATAGTTCCAAGAATATTAATCTTTGCCATATTTGCCATAAGACCTGTAATGTGATGAAACTGTGATTGCATTTGGTCAAACGCATATCTTTTAGCTACAACAAAACAAGGACCTGATTTAAGCATGTTTGGCATAAAGTCAATAATTTTTTTGTTTTCAGGAAGATATACATAAGTACCTTCTTTGTCTCTATACTCTACAACAACTTTTCCTGCACCACTTGAGTTTGCCCATTGTGCAGCTCTTTCAGTGCTTTCGTATAATGCAGAATATGGAGTTTGGTATCCATCGTTTTCTTCTTTTGCATATATAAAAGTTTTTGCATCAGGGTATTGTTCTGCCAATATTGCATGTGGTACTCTACGAATTATTGCAAGTTCTTGTGGTTGTTGGTCATTACCAAACACTCCAGGATAACAAGTAAATGGGTCTTGTAATTCTGCATAAGGATAAGGGTTACCATCTTTGTCTCTCTTATGACCTATAGTCCAAACTACAAAACCATAACCAGGTAGCCATCTTGCAGCTTGTGGTAATTGCATGTGTAGTTTTTGAAATTTGTCATAGGAAGTTACTATTCTTTCTAGTTTCTCTGATTTTTTCTTTGCTCTTTCAGAATCTTTGTCATTTATAATATCGACTTTTAAATCAGGACTTCTTCCTAGTTTTTGTGAAAATCTTTCTAGTGCTGTCAAAAATAAATTAGGTGCTGGTAATTCGTGATATTCAACATTGATTGAATTACCAAGAAGGGCTTTTACTGCAGCTTCACCACCATTCATAATGTCTCGAATCCTAGACCTATCAATCATTTGTTCTCTGTTGACAACTCTTAGGTAATCTATTTTTTCGTACAACTTATCGCTATCTAAAGGCATTTAACTCCAATTATCTACATCCATACTACTAGGTTCATACCCAGTAAAGCTAGGACTATAATCATATCCTAACTCTGCAAATCTTTCTTTTTGCATTCTCCTTATGGCTCTCATTGGAAACCAACTAGCCATAACTATATCTGTTTTTGTACCTACAGTTTTGCTTCTGTTTCTAGCAGAACTGAAATATACTAACTGACTTGTATATAAGTTTACCTTTTCTTGGGCTTCATATCCAAGATATGGCAAATTAATATTTTGTTCCTGGAACATAGGTCTCATAGCTGTGACACCAAATATTGGGTCAAATTTCTGCGACCTTGTTTCATGTCCCTCTAAAAATATACCATGAGTTGATGCAAACTTGCGTATTGATTCATCCTGTCTTATTGCTTTTTGGAAACCATTTTCTTCAATTACCCAATGAGATAAATTATATTTTTGCCACCAATCTTTTATTAATTCTAATGCTTGTGGGATACCTCCACCTAAATTGTTATTTAAATCTATAAGATATAATTTTTGTGTTTCTACATCATATCCCCACAAAACTGCTGCCTGGTATCCAGTAGATGCAGGGTCAAGTCCTGCTATAAGTCTTACACCTTGTGGTAAATGTCCAATGTCTCTTTTTTGGTCACGACATGCTTCTATTTCTTCTCTACTAAACAAAGATAATCCATCAGGTATTGCAACATTTAGATAAACCATTTCAAAGATAGCTCTACCACCTGTAGTTTCTGCAGCTCTCTTTCTATCCATTAGCCACTTGTAAGTTCTTTTACCTGACCACAACATACATTCAACATGCTCATCATCTGACCAATCAGGTTTGTTACAACTAGTATCGTGTGCTTCTTCTACTAAAGTTGACCAGGATTCATTGTCTAACAAGTGATGATACAAGTCATCATAGTGTTGCCTAGAACCAATAACGATTATGGCTGTGTGTTCTTCTTTACGACTTGACAGTGTTGTGGTCCACCAGTTTCTTGTGTTTTCTCTTGAAGCTGGTTGCATAGTTGATGAGTGGTCCTCCAAGTCATCTGCGATAATGATGTCACAATCTCTTGATAAGATTTTACCTCCACGACCAATACCGACCATGGTAGGTGACTTAATCCCAGTAACAGTACGAGTACCAACAGTAAACCCATTCTGCGACCACGCTTTGCCAGTTCGAGATGTTGGCTTAAAAGTTTTTCCAGGAGGACAGAGTTCTTCAATTAGTTTCTCATTATTATCTAGTTGGTCAATTACAGAAGATACTGCGTTCTTGGCAATCTCTTCATTACCTCCTACCCATAGAATCCTAACATTTGGATTTTTGATAATCAACCATACTGCAAAATGAATTAGTAAGTCTGTCTTGCCATGTCGTGGTGGAGATAGTATCATCTGCTGTCCACCATTGTCTATAGCATTTAAAATAGATTCAATCCACCTTATATGAAACTCAGGTGTCTCGTAAGGAATACCTTGTTCTGTTTCAAAGTATCTATCTCTAAAATTTTTAAAATCTCTTAGTGACCTTTCTGCCTCTACTTTTAGTTTCCAGTTTCGTGCAGATTCTTCTGTTTCAATATCTTCTAACCAAGCAGCGTATGCGTAACTAAGTGCAGCTTTTGTACAATCTAATAGTTTTGCTGCATCTTGTTTACTTAAATCACCTTTTAATATTTTTGGTCCAAGGTCTTGTTCTTTTAATTTTTGATAAACTTCACCTCTTCTTTTTTGTACATTAGGTTCTGCTACTGGTTTACCATCATGTTCAGGTTCATAGACTGCACCATTCTTCTTAGCATAAGCTATTGCATTATGTGTAGATTTAGAACATTTTGTTGAACAATATTTTCTTTTAGGAGGTTTTAGTAAATTGTGACACCCCTTTGCGAAACAAACTTTTGCTTTACTCATTTTTTGTAGTGTTCACACTCCTTGTTTAAACAAGCCATTTTCTGCTTGTTATTATCGTAAACTAGATGTTCCCCACAACGAGGGCATCCAACTTTCAAGTAATTTTTTTTCTTCTTCCACTCTTTGCTCTTGATTTAGAAACAGCAGCAATATTTACTTTTTTACCTGCTCTATATGCTTTCTGTGTTCTTTTTATTTCGGCTGCTCTCTTCTTTGCTTCTGCATCAGACATACCTTCTACATATTTAGCAGGTACACCATATCTATAAGGTTGTGTTCTTCTACTCATCAATCATCTCCTGCCCAATTAGGATTACCTGCATACTCTTTTTTAGACTTATCATTTTTTGATTTTTTTAATTTTCCCATTTTTTGTCCTAGCAAACTTATGTGTTTTAGTTTCTCTAATAAGAGTTCCATAATGTCTTTTGCCACCCCACATCCAACTAACCTGTGCCATTATTTTTTCTTCTTTATGTCGTTATCTTGTGAGTGTCCACCTCTAATAAAACTGTTTACTCTACCCATAGCCCAAGCTGCCATAGATACATTACGAGAACCTGAAGATACATAAGCACCTTGTCCTCTTCTGTACACTTGTGCAAGTTGAGCATAAGTGTATTTAGAATTTTTAGCTTTTTCTCTTAATGATTTTTTTGCTGATTCTGGTATTCCCATCACTTACCTACTTTCTTTTGTGCATTGACATGTGCTTTACTAAAAGAATTACCTCTTCTCATAGAGTTGTACATATACTGCATGTGTTTTTTTGTATGATGTTTAGAATGTTTTTTCATAGCATTCTGTTGACTCTTAGTCAACTTAGAAACATCTACACCTTTTACTTTCATAATTCACCACATCTTACAAGACCAGTACCTAGGTGTAGTCTTGTCTGTAGCTGTATCGCATTTGTGTCTAGCTCTAAAAGATTTTCTAGCTTCAGGATTATCTTTTCGGATTTCCATATTAGGGTCACCGAACATAACTTTTTTTACTTTGTCCCCATCCTTAACATAGACCTTAAACTTTTTACGACCATGACCAGGTTCACCTTTACTAATCCTAGAAGGTTTATTAAGCGTGACTGTCTTACCCTGGTATGTAGCCATTATTGTTTTTTTCTTCTTTTAGAATCTCTCAATTTTTTAAAGTCAGCAGCAGTTATCTTATCGAATGGTGGTGCGACTTTGGCTATTTTCTTTTGTTTTTCTGAATAAGGACCTGGCATTAGTAACCTAGTTTCTTTTTGCCTTTGCCTTTTGCTTTTTTCTTTTTCTTGTACATTTTCATAATCATCACTATAACACAAAACTCCACCGAAGTGGAGTTCTGTTTTTGTATACAGTGTCCAAACTGTAATATGAAAAAAAACGAAATTGAACTTAAATCTTACAGAATCACAAATGCTCTATATGATGAAAAGCTTTCTTTCTTTTTTTCTAATCGTATACCTCTATACGATACTTAGGACTTCCCTAAGTAATATCAGTATATATATAAATTAATTTAGTTGTGTAAAAAAAATTTTTTTTGTCTGAGGTTCTTTTTATAATACGATAGGGTGTATCAGTTGCCTGGCACACCCTTACGCATACACAATAGAAAGGGCAATCATGTCTTTAATGAATAAAGGGTTATGAAAACCATCTAATCTACTATAGCACATACTAGACTTACATAGGGATTTTTAATACTTATTTTGCCTCCTTAATAAGTCACTTGAAAATCCCCACATAAAATATTTTTATGGTATAGTAGAAAAACAAACACGATAGACTCCAGGCACTTAGAAAGAATCTATCAGATAAAAACTTCAATAAGTGGACTTGCCTGACCATGGTAACTAGCGTTAAAGGCTATTACTTCATAATATTTAAATAAGTCATAAACAGATTTGTTATCGGTTGGGAGGGATGACACAGGGTAAGTTGTATTAATATCACAAACTTAAGACATTGTGAAATATAATTCACATACTCCTTTACTTGTGAAAATACTTAATCCAGTAACAATAAATAAGATATAAACAGGTGGGCTAACTTAGAGTTAACAGCATATATTTAGAGGACACACATATACATAAGGGGCGTGTCACATTTAACCCCTACCCTACTATATATTGTGTATCTACACCTATATACAACATCTTGTATGTCATAGAAATAACCTAATATTGGTAAACTTTGGCAATAAAATAACAACTTATAGAAATCATATACTAGTAAATTAAACAGAAACAAAAGAAGGTTAAGTTGACTAACCCCCAGCTAAAATTCTTTCAACCATCTTCACCCCCCAAAATTGACAAAATTTTTCTAGTAAATAAATATTTTTTTTTGACCCCCTGAAAAACCCCCATAAACATTGAATATTTTTTTTAAATTATTTTCAATGGTTGTTGACAAAGTATTTCATTTCTAGTATCTTTAATATTGAATCGATACTGAGAAAGACAAAGATTCTCAAGAGATTCAAAACACAATAGAAGGCTAGACTTCTACAGAGACAAAAACTAGAAGGTGGGCAAATCAGACACCATCCTCAAGAGGGAAATTAGACCGAAATGGCAAAACTTGAAGAGGATGCGAGGAAGGAAACCGAAACGCTGGGATGAAACCAGCTTACTTCCTAGCTAAGAAATTAGCCACTGAGAAGAGAGCGAAACTCTTCGGAAAAGACCCCACAAGCGAAAAATTCAAGCTAACGAAACTCAAGACAATAGGTAAAAAGTTACA